CATACATATTTGCTTTTCACAGATGAAAATCTGCTTGACATAAAAGAGTTCTTTGTCAATACGTCAGGTCGTATATTAGTATTTCAAGCTGTGCCGATATATTCACAGGGAATAGATAACTCCTGACCCGATCTAGTATTAAGTAAAAATTCAATACACGACAATATTTCTTCGTACTATGACTGCGATGCTATGCTTCGCATAACATATTTTGATCCGTTACATAACAAACCACTGATAAAAAGGCACATGAGATACTCATGCGCCTTCTAGCACCAATCCAACTCTGGTTGAAAGTTACTATGGTTTATTCACTGTAAAATACTATTCATTGTAACGAAAGAAGGTTCCGGCTATGTTTCCTATCTTAATTCGATATTTATATTCCATTTGATTGTTATGAAGTTCTTGCGCGCAATGTAGAGCAAGATCGTACAGCGAGTATGGTGTTATTCCATAAGATTCTTGTTGGCTGATGTAATCCTCCAAATAGACGATGATTTGTTTTGCACATCCTAAGGCGAACATGGTAAACAAGAAACCGATGTACTGTCTCTCAACTTCTTCTGCTTGATAATCCAAGGATAAATCCGCGTTCAATCGATGTTCTAGTGCATAGTTTACTTCGAATTGCACGTCTTCCATTTTCTCAACGACCTGATCTTGATTGCCTAGCAATATGTGAGCAGCAGCAAGTTGCATATATGCTTCTACTTGCGCAAGCTCATCGCCAATAGTATATCCTTCCCAAACACTGCCATCCGTATATCCCGGATCCGATTCATTCGGGAAGAGATTCAGTTTAATGTTATGAATCCAGACAACTCCTTCAAGGAATTCTTCATTACGGTACTTCATGTCATGTAATGGCCAATATAACCTCGGAACAAATGCTATATATAAAGGGTTACCTTCAAGTATCTTGAATTTACCTTTCTTATCAAGTCGGCTATCGGCCAAAACCATTTCTACAATAGGCTGAATTGCATTGAAGCGTTCCGGACTCTCGAACAATAAATGACAATAATAATTCGAGGGATCACCATCTGGACCAGGATCTGTGATTTCTTGTTCCTCCGAGCTATTACTAATATTTGACTGTCGTTCGGCTTCACGTGCTTTTTTTTCCTCTATGAACATACTTGTCGCATAATACAGGAAGTCGTCGTATGTATCAGATTGCTCATCATCCAAAATCTTCTTTAAAGAAAAAGACTCGAACTCATCGCGAACATATTCCGGCAATTCATAGTATTCGTCATTGAACAAGTAGGAGAATCCGGAGAAGAATAAAATCACAGGCCATAGCAACTTCATAGCATATTGCTCTCTATCATCAATAGAAAGAGTGGCCTGCTTCAAAGCAGTGATAGATTTCTGGTAGCATTCAAATGCTTTACTATACGCGACCGCATGCCGTTCTTCGTTATCTTGTGCATAGATTGTTCGCAAGGATTTTGTCCAAGAAAAAGCAATAAATCCATAACCTTTGAAGAGAGTTAACTCAGGAACAGAGCCATTTGAAAGAAAGGGTGTAATCTTTTCCGCAAGCATCCTGTCGTATAAAAAATTAATATTGATTTCGTCTGGGGCGATTCCTAGGATTACGCACAAGTCGAACAACGTCTCCACTATATATTCTAGATTATCGGGATCATCTAAGGAAAGGTGCTTGAAAAACTCGATCAAGAACATAACGCGATTGTCGAGATTGGCTTGATCTAGCGTGTTGGTGATTCCCCTGTAGTCCCCGCATGATTCTAAATCCATGTAGCGATAATCAAATACGATTCTATCTATGTATTCTTTTAGAGTTTTGCGTATATCATCTGAAGGTTTCAATACATTCATAACGGTTACTGAAACTACCGGATGCATGTTTACTTCTTCAAGGACTGAATCATACTGCAACCATCCACGCTCTACCAAGTCTTGATTGATAGTATCTAGGGGACATCCGCACATTAGAGCCAATCCTCGCTTGTTAATGTGAATATTGCCAAGCATTGATAAACAAGCAACCACGCTTTTTGCTGAATCCGCGAGGTCGGATATCTTGAATAGTGTCTCAAAATGCCCGGCTATCGTAGCGATAACATTTTTGTCTTTTTGATGTCGGATTATACTAGTACTAATGCCGCACATTCCGTCATCTGTAAAATGTTTAAACATGTCCGTGGGTGTTAAACCTGATGCAACAAAATTTTTGGCTAATAGTGTAATAAACAAAGTATGATTTGCAACCAAAGAAAATAGCCGCTCGATAATACTGCGGGTTCCTAAGTACTCGGCTTTGGGATAGTACCGACAAAACAGTTGCCAGCACTCTTCGCTTTGTAATGAGGAAACTGAGATATGCTTGCTTGAAAGAGCGTCTGAAAACTGCTCCGAAAGATCACTTCGTGAGGTGATTAATATCTTACAGTCCAATTCCAGTAAGGAATCAAAATAGTCGTCAGAATCGTTAACTTCATAGTTATCAATAATCAGAAGAGTGTGTTCATCCACAAGGGTACGTAACTGTCGGATTCGTTCCTCAGTTGTATCAAAAGAGTCACCATGAACAATCTTGATAAAGCTTTGGTCAGAAAGCAAAGTGGGAGTGTTATCCGTATATAATCCAACGCAAATAGTATCGTAATTATCCCGATATTTCTCAGCATATTGTTTTGCAAGAACGGTCTTCCCAATGCCCCCTATACCGCTTAAAAAAACGCTTCTATGCCCGGACACAAAGGAATTGTGTATCTGCAGAAGTTCTTTTTCACGCCCGATGAAGTACGAGGTTGAATACGGACGCGTACCAGCAAGAAATACCTTCGCAGTATCCGTTTCTGCAACAAGGGTTTTTATTGCTCGTATCATGGCATCCGCGTTATGGTATCTTCCCGTTGTGGATGCAGATAATGTCTTGTGAAAGAAATTTCTTGTTAATCTAATCGCCCTTGGGCCAATGACGTTAAACAGTTCGGAGCTGGAAAAATCCCAATTGCTAAATCGGCTGCAATCATCGACAGTTGGCAACCTACCCATGATTGTCTTGAAAGCAATTGTGCCAATAGAATAGAAATCTGTTGCATCGCAAATGCGCTTTCTGTCACCAGCACACAGTTCTGGGGCTGCAAAGTCGTAAGAATAACTGATAGGGGTTTCTTTTTTGCGAATGTCATCCTTGCTTAGTATGCTGTCAAAATCAAAGAGCTTAATTAGCTCTCGAGTTTCCGGTAAAATCAGCAAATTGTCTGGCTTTATATCAAGCAGCAAATATCCAGCATCGTGATATTTTTTAGTAACTTGAGTTAATGCCAGAATGGTTTTGAACATATCATTTATGCTGTCTTTTAAGATGCTGCTATAAACGGTTCCTTCATCAACATCTATAACAGCATAGCGAGTGGAGTTCCCCCACAATAAACCGTCGATGATATGGGCTGTTGCATTATTCGTTTCGGTATAAGACTGAAATTTCAGACATGCTTCATAGGCATGATAGAACCGCTTTAAAGCGGAATCTTTTTCTTGAGCATCTTCCCAATGCACACTTTGGGTCGGCAAGCGAGAAGCTGCTGCGCGTGCAGGGAAGCATTCTTTTAATCGAACATGATGCACTTGCCCATCGTGACCAGACCAATGTGCGTTATAAACAAAGCAATTTGCCCCACTGCCAAGAACCCCATCAATTGTATACTCATGGCTTAATTCTGATTCTGTGCTATCATAAAACAAACGAATTGCTGTGTTTTTTTGTAATGCTGTTCTCATAAAACCTCCAATATCAACAGAATAGCATTATTTTATACCTATATGCTTAACATATGAAAATTACGTTGATACTGGCATTGTAGCGTACATTACGATAGAATTAAAGAAAAATCACAAAGGCGGGTTGTTGGTGATGAGGTTAAACTTTGATATGGATCGCGGTCAATATACACAGCAACTGAGCGATCTGATATGGGAACAATACAGTGCTGAAAATAGTTTTCAAGATGACTATTGCAGCGTTCTCGATGTGCTACGTGATAGTACTGTTTTTCGACCATTCTCTGATCGAATACTTTGCTTTATCAACGAACTCTACGGTACAGAGTACTCTAACGAGGAAGCTGCAAAGGTTGTGCTTAAAAAATCCACTGAATGTGGTGTCAAGCTAAATAGGAACACAGTGCTGAATTGGTTCTCTGGAAAAACCCAGCCGAAGAAGGGACAACCGGATCGGGAAAGAATGTTCGCTTTGGCATTTTTATTGTCCTTGGGTATCCCCAAAACGATAGAATTGTTCCAAAAGGTATTGTTAGAACGAGCGTATAATCTACGAAATATTAATGACTTTGTATATCTGTTTGGTCAGCTTCACGAAATGTCATACACTGAAACGATGGCTCTAATTGAAAAAGCTGAAACTACTCTTGTTAGCGAAACAGAAGAATCTATTAATGACACGCAACAACTATTAGATGACTTAGCAGCATTACCCGGCGAAAAATCACTATTGGAATACATTGCATCACATTCCCGTGCTTTTTCCATAGGTCAATCGAGTGCAAAATCCGAATATATTCGATTATTATTTAAGGCAAAAGACGATTTATCAGGACGAGAATATCGGAAAAGAATTGACTCGTTTGATAATTCTATTATTACTTCGATGGAAGGGCGAACGCAGGGTTCACTCGATTTTATGTTGTACGTTATTAAGGGTCAGGACTGGTTGCAGACTAGTGAAACCGATTCCTCACTATTTAAATCCCTTTTTTCTTACGAGATAAGCAATGATTTCCCCGACAGAAGCACTTTAAACGATAACGTCACATCCTCATACATACTACGAAAGAACATTATTTTTCTCTCATTCTATATCTATTGGGTGCAAATGTATTTAGAGGGTGACAAATACGGCATTGATGAGTGTGACTGCTATGATGAATTTCGCAGCAGCATAAACAAGCGCCTAATGGATTGTGGACTTTCCCCATTATACACGGGGAATCCTTATGATTGGTTATTTCTATATTGTTCTGCTGCGGCTACTGACCCTTTGACACCGCTTGATATTTTTCGTGGCATAATGGCAACATAATGACCCGTATCAATCCTTTTCTCAGAGCACTTACTAACATGCAAATCTGACTTTCAATGTCCCATACGAACGATGATTGTGTAATGTTTCGCCGCTGCTGCTGTCTCATTTCAGCGACACCGCTGCAAAACGGCTGCGGCCCAGGTCTTATGCGAGCCGCGCATGAAGCGAATGCGCGCAACAACTCGATATCGTCCTGTTTTTGTGCTATTATGAGACTAAATTCAGTCCCGAAGGAGGCCGCTATGAAAAAGGAACCCGTTTATCTAGATACCTACATCTTACAGCAAGATATGCGGTTGCGTTTGCCTAAAGCAATATTAAATAATCTAGCGGTTGAGAAAGGCGTTACCAAGTTTTCAATTTTTCTGGACTGCGATAACAATGAATTGATATTAAGAATTTTCAAAGATTCTGAGGAGGAAACAAGATGAATCATACTGTTGCGTGTGGCGATACTCTCGAACTTATCAAGCAAATCCCGCTTGGCTCAATCGACCTGTTGGTGACGTCACCTCCATATTGGGCTAAGCGTGTATATAATGGCGAAGGGGAAATAGGCACGGAAGAAACGCCAGAAACGTATGTCGAGCGGCTTGCTGATTTTTTTGACAAACTACGCCCGTACTTAAAACCGACGGCTAATGTGTTCATTAACGTGGGTGATACTTATTTTGGGTCAGGAGCAGGTGCTTGGAATAAGTATATTGATGAAGATGGCGAAATTACACAGGTTCAAAAAGACCGCAAGGAGAAATATTTTACAACTAAGCCTCTTCAACCAAAAATCAAACAAGATGGGCGTCTATACCAGAACAAGCAACTTTTGCTAATACCAGCACGATTTGCAATTGAAATGCAGGAGCGTGGGTGGCTCTTACGTGATGACATTATTTGGCATAAACCAAACCGCATCCCCGCAAGTGTAACAGACCGCTTCAATAATATGTATGAGCACGTTTTCCATTTTGTACTGCAAAAGCAATACTTCTTTGACCTGGATTCTGTCAAGGTTCTTGGTGCAAACGGGAGGATGAAAAACCCTGGTGACATTTGGGCGATAAACACGCAGCCCCTCAATGGGAACCATACAGCCACATTCCCCGAAAAGCTTATAGAACAAATTGTGCTTTGCGGTAGCCCTGCGAGTGGATATGTTCTTGACCCATTTCTTGGCACTGGAACCACTTGGGTTGTAAGCGAACGGCTTGGGCGTAATTGCGTAGGGTTTGAAATTAATGCAGATTTCTTTAACTTTGCTAAAGAACGCTACAAGATAACCCTTGAGGGCAGAGCATGAACGACTTCATTAACATTAGTAATGCGAGGCTTTGCGATTGCAATAAAGGGTATTTATCTTGCGTTGAAGCACGTGATTGGATGAAGAACCAAATTGGCGTCTGGCAATTTATGTACGAACCACGCGATATAAGAGACAAGGAAATTCATCCTGCCGTTTTCCCGATTTCCATGGCAAAGCGTGTTATTGAACAGTTTACACATAAAGGAGAGCTCGTAATTGATCCTTTCGTCGGGTCAGGCACAACACTGCTCGCGGCGCAGGACTTGGACCGAAATGCCATCGGTTTCGATTTGAAGCAAGAATATGTGGATTTAGCAAATTCACGGGTTGCTACTCCGCTAGCAGGGAGTAACTCAAAGCAACTAGCCGTTTGTGACGATGCTCGAAACACAGTCAATCGAATTGCTCCGCATACAGTCAAATTAGCGTTTATGTCACCACCTTATGCCAACATTCTTAATCGAGAACGCAAGAATAAAAGCAGACGGGGTGATTTACGAGGAAATGAACAGTTTGGGAAAATTGAACAATACAGTCAAGACCCCCTTGACCTTGGAACTCTTTCTGCTGACGATTTTGAAAAGGCAATCTCTGAAATATTCAGCAGCATGATGCCTGTCTTTGAAGAGAAAGCTCACATACTAATAAACATAACTGATGCATGGATAGACGGAAAACGCGTACCGCTACACATCAACATCGTAAATGCTATGAGAGCTGCAGGTTATGAGTTTAGAAACACCATCATTTGGGATAGAAGAAATCTTGTAAATAAAATCGGGATATTCGGTTGGCCTAGCAGCTATATAACGATGGGGACAACTTTTGAGTATATTCTGGACTTCACGATTCCTCTAGCGCCCAAAAACACTAAAAAGAAATGAAATCGTAACGGTGCGTTCAATCAGAATGAACGCACCGTTTATATTATACAATAAGGTGTTTCTGATAAAGATCTGTTTTCCTAGAAGGACGCATTCTAAATTTTGTTCCATGATTGTGGCCAGTGCGCGCATCAAAATCCACGTAAATTATACCGTCTGCCATTAATGATAAAAAGCGTTCGAGTGTCGGGTCGACATAGGCTTCCATCTGATTGTATTTAAAGAATTCTTCTCCACCTTCAGTTTTTCTATCGGCACGTATGTACATCAAGTTATTTATTTTCGAAGATAATTTCTCTTCAATTTCACGGAACGTCCAGAACGGATTCGGATTAACATCTCCAGTGCCTATTCTGCTTTCTACGCTTGCTCGCCACTCTGCGTGCCGGTCATCAATGCGAGAAAAATCGAAATCGATGAAAACAGTTTGACTGTTATTGTCCACGTTGACGCGAAAGCCTCTATCGCTGTATGTCGTAGCATTGATGGTTTGGCGAAAGCTACGTTCATTAGCGGGGTACGTGGTTCCTGCTTCTGAATGTGGCCATCCATATTTCAACAACAAGATGTGCGGAACAATTCTTGCCGCACGGGGCATTGGTTCAGTATGGAAAAGTGTGAGTAATGAGCCTGTATCTGCTCTTTGACTTTTTAGCTCCCAATCCCCAAAATCGGGAAGCTGCAGATTGTTTTCTGCAACATCAAGCAGATCTTCCAATGTATTTCCAACGCCACCTGCATTACCGGGACGCTGGTTTCTTATCCATCCCGTCAATTTGATTTCTTCGAGTTTACCGCGCAGCAAATTCAAGTCGTCATCTCTCATAAGAATGCCTCCTCATAGTATTCGTTCAACTCTGCCGAACAAAGTGTTGAGTTTTGTTACAGGTATTCTAATATGTGGACCTCTGTCATGTGGTGCTGCCGATCTGTCAGCAGGCTGGTCAATGCAGAATTCCATTACTACCGCACCAGCGATAATTGCTTCATAAAGATCCTTAGGTTCGCTAAGAATGTAAGCCTTAACAAAATGAAATTTCTCGTCTCTTGAATTCGCAGCACCTCTAGTCTCTGCAAGAGCAAGCAAGACTTGATGAATTTTTTGCTCGCCGTTCGCGAGATCCCACGTTGCAAGATACTCATCGTGGTAGAACAAATCGATATTACAAGTGTTTTGTGCTTTCAAATTGAATCCCAGATTGTTTTTGCGGGATCCCTTAATCGTGGTGAAAAGCTTCCGCTTCAAACTACCATCACGATTTGATGGCTTCTCATAGCAAAAACGTTCAAATATTTGGAGTGGTGACATACCAGACGTAGATTTCTTGTGAAAGAGCGTGAGTTTGTTACTTTTGCCTGCTCTTGCTCGGATTCCTTTTAATTCATATGTACCAAGGTCTGCAACGTGAAGGTTATTCTCATCGACATTAAATTCCCGTTCTAAAATTTGACCAACAATTCCATCGTCTTTTCTAAACATCCCATCTGGTATAGCGATGAAGCCTTTGCTACTTACTTCTGCCATTCTTTGAGTGACGGCTTCTCTTGTCCATTCCATGATTGTCCCCCTATAACCTAGAAAATTATTGCGAACAAGAGAGATACAGCCTGCCTAGAAGTGTTCGGCAGGTCTTATGCTCTTATTAACCGACTATTCAATGATTGTACCTTCCTTGATGTGGTAAGAGATTCCGTGTAATTGGCAGAAGGAAATCACGATTCGTGCCTGCTCGTTATAAAATTCGTTGCATTTCTCGTATGCGTTTACAGTTTTGTTGTAGTTGGTGCGACCAAAAATTATTTTATTAGCAAACTACACAGTATCGAGTAACGCACTGATGTCTTGTTTCAGAAATTTGGCGCTGGATATGGCTCGATGCTTATTCTAATTGATGCTTTAGTTCGCGATCATTATATCAAACACGATTGTGATATACAATGAATGCAAACAATAAATTCGCTTGTCAGATACGAACGTATGTTCGTTGACAAGCTATTTCTGACGGTAGTATAATGCTTGTACGCAATACAAAAGATTCGAAAGACATGGATGATTATAACTTCGAATCAAGTGGTATTTTTAAAAAGCACAAGACCCGCTCTCAACCGTTACGATAACATATAGAATAGAACATGTTCGCATTCGGCCGAATAAATAGCACCGGCGTAAGATTGAAGTTGCGGTTTGTTTCATTCAATGTTGGATACTTTTAGCAAAAAGGAGGAGATAATTCTGACAAATAATACTAATTCGTTCGAGAAGTATCTTCAGAACAGGTACTACAACGAAATTTTCGGGAGACTCAAATCTCATATTTATCATAATCGGGCTCGGTTAGATTTAACATCTTGCACAATCCCCGATCCGTCGCATATAACCCTTGAGGACTTCCATGTAATAGGGGTTTGTTTTAGCAACACCGAAGATGACACAATTATCTTTCGTGCTACAATCCAGGCGGATATTACAATCGCTGGCAAGGGTAGACGCGATTACGATAAAGATAATATTAGCATCTGGTTTTCAGTTTCTTTCACCGGACAACTACGTGTCGGGTTAAGCAAGGTGACAATAACCGATGTCAGCGACTATACAAAGGAGCGTTTCAACGCTGAAGATGCGCTAACTAAGTATCTTGTTCCCTATATATATGCGAAAGATCTGGATTTTCATGCGGAGAAGTTCCTTAATAAGTATTGCCCACGCGCCCTCGAAATGCCAATGCCGTTGCCAATCAAGGAAGTCTTGGAGGCTATGGCGCTTACCATGTATTTGGCACCATTGCCAGAGGGAATATTTGGAAGAACCTATTTTGCGAGCGCGGGCGTCGAAGTTTACAACCGTACACATGATGTCGTTGAAGAGAAAATCGAAGGTGGCACAATTCTTGTTGATCCCGATGTGTTCTTCATGCGAAACATAGGCTCTCTAAACAACACTATTATCCATGAGTGTGTACATTGGGACAAACATTATAAGTTCTTTGAGCTGCAGCAAATTTTGAATCCTGAATATCGTTCCATTTCTTGTGAGGTTGTAGAGGATTATAAGAAAAAATCAAATGATCTTGCTAATGAGCTCGATTGGATGGAGTGGCAGGCAAACGCGCTTGCACCGAAAATTCTTATGCCTGCTAAGACGACTTGGAGCAAGCTGAACGATATCCTCCGTAGTCTTTCTAGCACATTTCCTAGCGCTCGCAACGGAGAGTTAATGCAGCTTGCGATAAGCGAATTGGCTGACTTTTTCAAGGTTTCTACTACAGCTGCTAAAATACGGGCTATAGAACTAGGCTTCGAGCAGGCAGCAGGAGTTTTCAATTTTATAGACGGGCGAAACTACCCACCATTCTATTTTGCAAACGGAAGCCTGAAAAAGAGCCAAACATTCATCATTGATCGTAACAACGCCATCATAGAAGCCACCTTTAATCCTGCGCTATCAGAAGATGTAGCAGCGGGGAATTTCATTCACGCTGGCGGCATGTTCGTCATCAATGATCGCAAGTATATCAATATCGTCGAGGGGGAGGAAGCCACTCTTACAGATTTCGCCCTCGAACATGTCGACGAGTGCTGCCTTGTTTTTGACCGAAGTACTCGTATCAGCAGCAAATATGACGACTCGTTTTATCGGATTTGTTTTCTCTGTCGCGATGCTGATTCAAAAAGTTTTGTCGAGGCAAAATACGATCGTAATGAAGGGAAAAACGAGGATGTACAAAAGCGTGCTCGAGAAATGGCCATCATCCGAGATGAAGCGAAACGAGTCCAAGACATCATGTGTTGTCTTCCTTCCGTGTTCTGCGGCACACTGGATGAGCATATCAAGAGATGCTCATATACCAACGAAAAAATGGAGGAACGATCTGGGATTAGCGCACGCACCATTCAGGATTATCGGAATAAAATTGATGTCAAACCGACACTTCAGAGCGTGCTCGCCCTTTGCATCGGACTTAACCTCCAACCCGCTTTTTCATACGACCTTATTGCTAAGGCTGGTCACAACATCATGATTGTTTCAGAAGCAAACTTGATCTACCGATACCTGATAGATCATCATCACATGGAAAACATTTTTATGTGGAACCAGAAGCTACGAGACGCCGGAATACAGCAACAACTACCAAAGAACTGCAATAACGCGCCGTAAAATGAAATAATTCGGAAGTACGACTTCCGGTTGGAAAACGCAGTAATATCAAGGTCCCTTTAAATGACAGGTCTCTGTCATGATGAAGGGGCCTTATTTTTGTGCAAATTTCTAGACTAAACCGGAAGTCCGACTTCCTGTTATGAATTGGATTTCAGTCATAAGATGTGACTGTGAGGTGAAAACCTCACACCAACACACGGTAGCCGCCTGCGCAGGGTTTCCCGGTGCCGTGTGAATATTAGAACTGAATATGCGACCTAACGCCGGGAAGCGAGGTCGCAGCCGAAGTGGAGAATTTCCATTAAGCTGCTACCTCTCTTCCCTTGACTTGGTTGTGCAGTTTTTGGAGCCCTCCTATTCGGCGTAAGCCAGAGGAGGGCTTTTTATATGCCAAACCGCGAAAATCAGAACCAACCCGCTGAACGCGCAATCTACCTCAAAGACCTGCACCAGTGGATGCCGGTCAGCAAGACTGACTTCGACAACTACTACCGAGATATCAACGCTTATCGCAGCAAACAACAGAAGCACGGCCGCTGTGTCTGCCCTGCAAGCAAGCGCTATCTCTGCGACATGGACTGCTGCACCTGCCGCTTTCACAAGGCGGGCGATGAGCTATCCCTTGATTACACCGTTATCGACAAGGATGGCAACGAAAAAAACTGGCTTGACGACTTGCCGGACGATGGCCCCGGCGTTCAGTCCATCTTGGAAGATCGCGAGTTGCTAGACGCCCTTCTTTTTGAGCTGGAAGAGCTCGATTCCGACGTTCGCCGCATCTGCGAGCTATTGCTTCAGGAAAAGTCGGAACGCGAGATAGCAGCCCTAATGGGCGTCTCACAACAGTCGACTATCAATTATAAGAAGCGCAAAGCGTTCGAAACGCTGCGGGAGCTCCTGCGCGACTACATCTAACACCTTGTCCATCTTTCTCCGGCTGCCTTTTTTGGTGGCCGGAGAAAAAACTTTTCCCGATTTTCGTTCAAACGGCATTCTCACCTCCATTGGGTAGTAGAGAGAGCAGAAACATACTGCTTCTTCAAAGGAGGTGAACAAGATGTACGAATCCCATACCCGGATCCGCGCGGCAGACGAGGTACTCATCGATGTCCTTATCGCGATCAGCGTCGTATCCAATCGTCTAGCAAGGAAGCTCATGATCCTTGCAAATCAAAGTCAAAACAGGGAAGGAGGAAAAGCAAATGGAAAAAACGAACGATATGGCTCTCACGATCGAAGAGTTGCGCAGCGCCGTTGCGGCTATTAACGACGTAGCAAACCGGATGGTCAGGGTGTTCGGCAATGAAGCGTTTGCCGAAGAGGCACCTACGGTCAAGCCCGCCATGAAGTTGGAGGAGGTCAGGGCCGTTCTCGCGGAAAAGTCCCGCAACGGGTACACCGCCCAGATCCATTCACTACTCAAAAAGTACGGCGCTGAGAAGCTCTCGCAGCTTGACCCGACGAACTACGCGGCGCTGCTTGCAGATGCGGAGGTGTTGGGAGATGCCACCTAATGGACACGCCATTTTATCCGCATCCTCATCCCACCGTTGGCTGCACTGTCCACCGTCTGCTCGGCTAAGTGAAAGCTATGCTGACAAATGCAGTGATTACGCCGCCGAAGGCACCGAGGCACACACCCTCTGTGAGTACAAGTTGCGGTGCGCTTTAGGCGAGGATTTATCGCACGTCGCCGACATCAGGGACACCCTGACCTACTATTCCGAGGAAATGGAAGATTGCGCCACTGGATATGCCGCGTATGTCCTCGAACGGTTCGAAACCGCCAAGCAGGTCTGTGCCGATCCGGTTGTGCTCATCGAGCAACGAGTCGACTTTTCCCGCTGGGTGGAGGATGGCTTTGGAACGGCGGACGCGCTCATCATCGCGGACGGCAACCTCGAGATCTGCGATTACAAGCATGGGCTAGGCGTGCTCGTCCGGGCGGAAGAAAATCCTCAGCTCATGTGCTACGCACTCGGTGCATTGGCGCTTTTCGACAGCATCTACGATATCGAAACCATCAGCATGACCATCTACCAGCCGCGCCGGGACAATGTCAGCACATATGAACTTTCCAAAGAGGACCTATTCAAATGGGCGGAAGAAGTATTGAAGCCCACGGCCGAGCTGGCGTTTGCCGGCAACGGGAATTTCCTCTGCGGCGAGTGGTGTACCTTTTGCTCCGCCAAGAATGAATGCAGGGCACGCGCAGAAGCATGCCTTTCTCTTGCCCAGTATGAGTTCAAGCTTCCGCCGCTCCTTTCGAATGAGGATATCGAAGACATTCTTGCCAAAGTAGACGACCTCGTCGCATGGGCATCGGACATCAAGGAATACGCCCTGCAACAGGCAATCTGCGGCAAGGAATGGAACGGTCTCAAGTTGGTCGAAGGCCGCTCCA